AAGCGGTGCAGACACAGGACGGGAGAACCATAAATCTGAACGATATGACTGACGAGGAAGCAGCAGAAGCGGCGGACATCTTGATGGTTGCAGGTACGCCAACACGACTAGGCTCACTGGCTAAGAGTAAATGATGGCTACACTGAAACAACTAGCAGACTATCTAGAAGACAACGCACGTAGCGATATGGATAACGAAGCAGCGGCAGCATTGCGTAAGTACAGTCAACTATTCAAGGCGGCGCACGAGATGGTCACTGCTAATACCCACGAGCACAGTAAAGCTGCGTACGTCGAGATGATCGACCTGATAAAGGGGAAACCGAATGACTGAAGTAGTCAAGCGTAAGCGCGCAAAGGCTGCTATGAAAATGCTAAGCGTGCGTATGCCAGAATACGTTATCCAGTACTTCTACGATAACTTTCCGAATGGTAGTAAGGAAATAAGAAGTTTGTTGGAAGAGTATGTCAAACATAAACTAGGAGCTAACCATGGTACAGAGAAAAAAGAAACGCACCGTAAGTCCTGAAGCACTTGAAACTTTACGCCGTACTGCGGCATACGCAAGATGGGTACGCCAAGAAAAACGCGCCGCACGAGAAGCGCAAGGGGTAGCGCATCCGTACACAAAGACTAAGCTTGACGAGGTTAAGGTCGCAGACCCAGCGGCAGTAATGCAAGTTGTACACATGGCGACGAGCGGTAAGTCGGTGCATGATCCGGTCAACCACCCTAAGCACTACACCGATGGCGGCATCGAGACAATAGACTTCATCGAAGCGAAGCGTCTGGGCTACCACCTTGGCAACGTGGTGAAGTACATCTGTCGCGCCGGTAAGAAAGGTACTAACATGGGGTTGCAGGACTTGCAGAAGGCACGATGGTATCTTGACCGTGCTATCGAGAAGAACGAGATCAATCCACCTACGAGGTAACTATGTCAGGCACACCCGAGAGTAAAGTCAAAGCCGCAGTAACTAAGCTGCTTAAGAGCTACGGCGCGTATTATTTTTACCCCGCCACACACGGCTATGGCCGCTCAGGTGTGCCTGACATTATCTGCTGCATTAAAGGTAAGTTCCTAGCTATAGAGTGCAAGGCTGGTAAGGGCACGACAACTGCCCTACAAGACCGGGAGATCAATGCTATCCGTACGGCGCAAGGTATAGCTGCTGTGGCTAGGGAGACTAACCTCGACATGATCGAGCAGATACTGAAGGAGCTAACGCATGACAGAAAAGAAGGTGATAAGTAGGAACAGGCCATGCGAAGCTGTGCTACTACTGATGCAGCGCATGGATTCACACCCAGAAGAATTTGCACTCAACAGTTCAAGCAAGTGGCATTCGTTTTTATCCGTAGTAAAGAAACGTGTGGTCGATGGTGACAAGGACGCGCTCCTTATACTGGATGATTTTGAAGTCGAGATGGTATGGAATAAATTCCGTGTAGTAGGTAAACACCAGCTGCATTCGTTTGTTATGAGGAAGATACTAGAAGGGGCTACTGAGGGATGAAAATAATCGCACTCGACTTCGAGACGTACTACGACAAGGAGTACAGCCTCAGCAAGATAACGACTGAGGAGTACATACGTGATGAACGGTTTGAAACCATAGGGGTGGGGGTAAAGGAGGATGGGCAAGATGCAGTGTGGGTGGCAGGTACACATGACAAAATCAAGAAGTATTTGGATTCGCTCGACCTACACGAGCATCTGGTCTTGGCTCATAACGCTATGTTTGATGCCGCTATTCTTAATTGGCGTTTTGACATTCGCCCTCGGGGTTGGCTTGACACGCTTAGCATGGCACGTGCTCTACATACCATTGAAGTGGGCGGTTCCCTCGCTGCACTCGCTACGTATTACCAGCTGGGTGAAAAAGGAACAGAGGTCGTCCAAGCTCTCGGCAAGAGGCGCACAAACTTTACGGCGCAAGAGCTAGCTGCATACGGCGAATACTGCAAGAACGACTGTGCACTGACCCTTGACCTGTTCAAGATACTGTCGCAGGACTACAGCAAGACTGAGCTTAAGTTGATCGACCTGACTATCCGTATGTTCTCGGAGCCTGTGCTGCAACTAGACGCCAACGCTCTGCTCGACCACATCCACGATGTACAGGTAGAGAAGAAGAAACTACTAGACGCTGTGACTATGGTGGACAAAGACCAGCTCATGTCAAATGACAAGTTAGCGGCGACGCTAAAGCTGCTAGGAGTAATCCCACCTACGAAGATAAGCCCAACGACAGGCAAGGAGACGTACGCTTTCGCCAAGTCAGACGAGGCATTCAAGGCGCTGCTTGAGCATGAGGACGTGCGCATTCAGTCTATTGTGGCTGCGCGGCTAGGCGTAAAGTCTACGCTGGAGGAGACCCGTACCCAACGCTTTATTGAGATTGCCTCACGAGGGACTATGCCAGTTCCCCTACGCTACTACGCCGCCCACACGGGACGGTGGGGTGGTGATGACAAACTCAATTTACAAAACCTTCCCCGACAATCCCCCTTGAAGAGCGCCATCATGGCACCTGAAGGCCACGTGATGATTGACTCAGACTCCTCCCAGATCGAGGCGCGGACGCTGGCGTGGCTGGCTGGGCAGGATGACCTTGTGGCTGCGTTCGAAGCTGGAGAGGACGTGTACAAGATCATGGCCTCAGCCATCTACAACAAGCCCGTGAGCGCCGTTACTAAGGACGAAAGGTTTGTTGGAAAGACAACTATTCTCGGTTGTGGTTATGGCATGGGTGCGGTGAAGTTCCAAGCCCAGCTAAAGGTGTTCAACGTGGTGCTAGAGCTTGAAGAGTGCCAGCGCATCATTCAGGTGTACCGGCAGACATACCCACACATCGCTGCGTTCTGGAAGGTAGCTGGCAAAGCGTTGGACTACGTGCGCGACAATCAGTCGTTCGAGTTCGGGCGTGGTGGCATTCTTAAAGTTGACGGCAGGAAAGGCATCAGACTGCCCAACGGCTTACACATCAAGTATCCCAACGTGCGGCAAGTACAAAAAGATGACGGCTCATCAGAAACCGTGTACGATACAAAGAGGGGGAAAGCAACCATACCGAATAGGATATACGGCGGTAAGGTGACAGAGAATGTTTGCCAAGCCCTTGCAAGGATCGTGATCGGCGACCAGATGCTAAAGATAGCTAGGAAGTACAAGGTTGTCATGACGGTGCACGATGCGGTTGCTTGCGTAGTGCCAGAAGATGAAGCAGAACGAGCGCAAGAGTTCGTCGAGCTGTGTATGAAACTACGCCCTGAGTGGGCACCAGACCTGCCACTTAACTGTGAAGCAGGGCACGGAAGGAGCTACGGAGAATGCTAAATTGATAGTAGACACAATTAACTTTAAGCGAGTATGGGCAGCGATAAATGCGTGGTGGGCAAGTTCCATGGTGGCGGTGCTGCTGTTCCTACTAGGGCTGTACATCGGCAGTATCAACACAGAAAGTCGGATTGTGTCTGACTGCAAGTTTGCTGGGTCATTCCGTGTAGACATCCAAGCATTCACGTGCCAGAGGAAGATATGATTCCAGCATGGTCTTACAGCAGCATCAAAACATTCGATCAGTGCCCGAAGAAGTATTACCACCTGCGCGTACTAAAGGACTTTAAAGATGAGGACTCGACTGCGACGATCTACGGCAAGGAGCTTCATAAAGCGGCGGAAGACTTTATCAAGGACGGAACGCCAATCCCCCCTCGTTTCAGCTTTATGGCAGAAGTTCTGGGTGCGCTTCAGAAGATCGAGGGTGAGAAGCACTGCGAGATTAAGATGGGCATTGCGAAACGGGACGGCAAGTTCGTACCGTGCGACTTCTTCGCTAAGGATGTCTGGTGGCGGGGCATAGCTGACTTGCTCATAGTCAACGAGGAGAAGCGCACTGCCTATCTGGTGGACTACAAGACCAGCAAGAACGCCAAGTACGCAGACACTAAGCAGCTAGACCTGTTGGCCGGTGCGGTGTTCACGCACTTCCCCAAGGTGGTGGAGATCAAGTCGGCACTGCTGTTTGTGGTTAGTAACGAGATGGTTAAGAAAGAACACGAGTTCATGATGCGGACTTCGTATATGAACTCCATGGAGCCGGAGCTTACCCGGCTTGAAGCAGCGATGAAGAACAACGTGTGGAACCCTAACGCCGGGCCGCTGTGTAAGTTCTGCCCGGTCACTGAGTGCGCACATAACAGAAAAGGATAACTATGACTCCAGCCAAGTTAGCAATCGACAACCCCGCCTTCGTACTTCAGAACAAGGATGTTATGGGGCTGGAAGCCGAGATACAGATCGGCCCTAGAGGGGACAAGATGGAGACTTCGGCTGTGTTGACATTCCGCACCAACAATATCAGCGGGTACGATATGAATGTTATGGTGCAAGGTGTGCACGGAAGCCCATGGCAGAAAATTGGACAGGTAGGTGCAATATCTATAGAAATTGTGGGGGACTACGAGCGGGAAATCCTTATAGCCTTTTTGCAGAAGGTGGGTCTGCTGACAGTTCCTGTATTTGGTAAATATGATCGTGGCCCGTTTGAGGGCGAGGAGGAAGAATAATGCCTTACGTAACTAAGAAGCGTCCGTACAAAAAAGAATACGAGCAACAACTTGCCCGAGGTGAGCATGAAGATCGTATGGAACGGCAACGTGCCCGTAACGAGATGGACAAGAAAGGTGTTAAACGCGCCGGGAAAGATATTGACCATGTGGTGCCGCTTTCAAAGGGCGGTACGAATGCGCCATCGAATCTGAAGTTGAAGAAGCCCAGCGCGAACCGTTCGTTCAGTCGCAACTCAGACCATACCGTTAAGAAGAACGCACCTAAAAAATAATGCAAATCGTAGACAACAAAGTCATAGTCATCCGCACTAAGCGCCCGCACTTAGTTACAGAGAAGATTAAGAAGAGCAAGATCATTGGGTGGCTTCCTGATGGGTTTCATGACGTGGCTGTGTACTTCGGCCTGACAGAAGTCCAAGCGTTGACTGACTTAAAGATCAAGGGTGTGCCATCTACGATAGACCGTGACTACAACTGGCCGGGGCAGTTCAAACCGTTTAATCACCAGAAGGAAACGGCTGCATTCCTGACGCTACGCAAACGTGCATTCTGTTTCAACGAGCAGGGTACAGGTAAGACAGCTGCGGTTATCTGGGCGTCTGACTACCTGATGAAGATAGGCGTGGTGCGTCGAGTGCTTATCGTCTGCCCTCTGTCTATTATGAAATCCGCATGGCAGCAAGACTTGTTCAAGTTCGCCGTGCACCGCACCTGCGACATTGCGTACGGTAAGCGGGAGCAACGCATCAAGGTGGTACAGGGTGGGGCTGAGTTTGTCGTCATCAACTTCGACGGACTTGAGATCGTCAAGAACGAGGTAGCGAATGGTGGCTTCGACCTTATCGTGGTTGATGAAGCCTCTGCATATAAGAACATACAGACTAACCGTTGGAAGACGTTGAAGGCTTTGGTCACTCCCGAGACACGCTTGTGGATGCTGACCGGCACACCAGCTGCGCAGTCTCCTGTGGATGCGTTTGGTCTGGCTAAGCTTATCAACCCTGATGGCATCCCTAAGTTTTACGGGCAGTTCCGCGACAAGGTCATGGAGAAGGTTGGGCAGTTCCGCTGGATACCAAGGCAGGATGCTGAAGTCACGGTACACAATGCTTTGCAGCCAGCGATTCGGTTTGAGAAGGCGCAGTGTCTTGACCTGCCAGAGGTTACGCACGTCGAGCGCGATGCACCACTCACGCCTCAGCAAGACAAGTATTACAAGATGCTCAAGCAGTTGATGGTTATGCAAGCAGGTGGCGAAGAAGTTACATCAGTCAATGCTGCGGTGCAGCTTAATAAGTTGCTACAGATTTCTGGCGGTGCTGTGTACTCCGACACTAAAGAGATCATTGAGTTTGATGTGTCAAACCGTCTCAACGTGGTTCAGGAAGTAATCGAAGAAGCAAGTCACAAGGTGCTGGTGTTCGTACCTTTTACACATACGATAACTTTACTGAAGAGCCATCTGACTAAAGCTGGTATTACATGTGACGTAATCAGTGGGCAAGTGTCAGTCAATCAACGCAACGACATCATCAAGCGGTTTCAAGAACAACAAGACCCCAAGGTGTTAATCATTCAGCCACAAGCTGCATCACATGGGTTGACACTAACGGCAGCAAATGTAGTAATCTGGTACGCCCCTGTCACTAGTGTGGAAACGTACTTACAGGCGAATGCTCGTATCAACCGTCCCGGTCAGAAGAATGCAATGACGGTGGTGCACATTAAGGGCAGTGAAGTGGAACGGCGTATGTATAAGATGCTACAAGGAAACATCGCCAACCATACAAAAATAATTGACCTGTACAAACAAGAATTGAATGAAAAATAGTTGACAATGTTCAGGTGTGGTGTATAGTAGGTCTTGGGAAAAGCGGATGCTGGTGTGCGGCACTGCGTGAAGCGGAGCGCAATGCAGCCAGACGCAGCGAGTACCCATTCGTGTTGGTGGAAGTAAGCAGTGCGATGTTGGACGAGCCAAGCGGTGTGTGGCGCTAATAACTACCGCAGCGGGGGCAGGGCGATCCTTTCGTCTGTACTCCAAGTGTCCTGTGACCCCGCACTAACGAAGGAGCTAATTATGAGTTGGTCAGCAAATACACTTGCGGACATCTATTTAAAAATCAGGGATGCACGCAGTGAACTGAAAGAGCAGTATGAAACCAAAGACAAAGAACTAGAAGAGCAGATGAACACAATAGAAAGTCAGCTTCTGGAGATTTGTAAAGAGCAAGATGCAGCGAGTATCAAAACCTCAGCAGGTACGGTGATGCGGCGTGTAGCAACCCGGTACTGGACAAACGATTGGGAAACGATGTACAGCTTTATAAAACAAAACGATGCAGTGGGTTTGTTGGAAAGGCGCATAAGCCAGACTAACATGAAGCAGTTTCTAGAAGAGAACCCGGACTTGTTTCCACCGGGTATGTTGGTCGATAGCACTTATAAAATTACCGTAAGAAGGAGCAAACAATGAGTAATGATGTTTCAATTTTTAAGAGCCGCGATGTAGCGGTTGCAGGTAAGAAAGCCCCTAGCGCCCTGACCCAGTCGTTGATGAAGGGCGGTGCCAAGCTTAAGCGTATCTCGCCACGTAACGGTATGTTCGTTCGTGTAGTTAATGGTGATGCAGCTGGCAAACTCAAAGCACCGCTGCGCGTGGTCATCGTAGGTGTAGCACCTGATGTACAGCGTACGTTCTACGCTAAGGCATACGACCCAAACGCTGAGCCTACAGCGCCAGACTGCTGGACTAATGACGGTAAAAAGCCAGACGTTAGCATCAAAGCCCCACAGGGTAAGACCTGCGAGACCTGCCCACAGAACATCGCTGGTTCAGGCCAAGGCGTTACTAAGGCATGTCGCTTCAAGCGCCGTATCGCAGTAGTGCTGCCAGATGAAGTTGATGGTAACAACCACGGTGACATCTATCAGCTTGAGGTTGCATCCAAGTCTATCTTCGGCAAAGGTGTGGGTCAGGTATTCCCGCTCAATGCTTACATCGACTACGTGATTGCTAACGGTGAGAACATCGACGGTGTGATTACTGAGATCGACTTCAACGAGAACAACAATAATCAATCCGTGCTGTTCCGTGCAGTTGACTTCGTGGCTTCGCATCCAGAGCTGGCAGAGGTGGTTGATGAGGCAGTTGGTTCACCTGAAATCTCCAAGGCTATTCTGCTGAACGTGGCATCCGTGGATAAAGGGGAGGGCACAAATGACGAAGAGTTTGAAACAAAAGCTCCCGTTGCTAAGCAGGTGGTCGCCGATGAAGAAGTTGAGCCGGTGGCTGAGCCTACAAAACGTGCGTCTAAAAAGGCGGAAGTCCCAGCAGCTGCGTCGAAAAAGAGCCTCGCGGACGTTGTAAGTGCGTGGAGTGAAGACGAGTAATGAGCTACGGATACAGCCAACGTATTGCTAACCTCAACCGACAGGCCGATGCTTCGTCGTTGGGGGTGGCGCTCGGGCGTGCTTGTATCAATACTCATTCCCCCGTAACCGACATTGCGAATAGGTTAGGTGTAAGTCGGACTACCGTTTACAACTGGTTCACAGGGGCGAGCACACCTCACCCGAAGTACCACGCAGCAATC